GGTCGTCCGTAGGGGGCTTGCGCACCACGGTCGCCTGACCTGCTTGCTTTCCATCTCCTCGCTCCGCCTTGATTCTGTAGGTGCCATAGGCGATATCCAGTCCGCTGAAGATCGCCTTGAACCGAGTGATGTCAGTCATTTCTTCTTTCTAGTGAGGTGGGGCCTACTCATGCAAGGCTGGGTACCCGTGTTTTGCCTGCCAGGAGCTACCTGGCACGACTCAACTATCCGTGAACCCCGCACTTTCGGCCCCGAAAATCAGAAGGGTGCGGGTCCGCCGTCCACGGCGCCTTCGCCTTCGTGCTTGACCTTGACTTCGCCAGCGCCCACTTGCTGGGCAAATGCCTTGGCAGCAGCGTACTGGTTCATGTCTTCGATCACGCCGATTTTCTCGACTTCCCAGCCGTACCACTTGCCCTTGTCGTTGGACTCGGCTTGGGTGGTCAGGCGGTAGACGTGGCTGTACATCGGAGGGGTGTACGGGCCGTTCTTGCCCATGAGCTTGGTGCTCATCATCATGGAGTTCCACTTGCGGCTCTTCTTGAGCTGCGTGGACTTCATCACGATCAAGGCAGGCTCGGGGATGCCCGCATCGTTGACGACCATCACGTAGTGGTTGGCCGTGTTCTCGATGTAGTTGCCGTTGTCGAGGTAGTCCTTGTTGTCGCCCGGCTCGCGGTGGGTGCGGGTCAGGATGTCAGACGTCGCAGGATAGATGGCCTGCGGTGCGCCCGAGCCAGAGCCACGGGGTGCCCACTCGATGTACTGGCGGATGTAGGCCACCGGAATGACGGTGATGCCTTTCTTGCCGTCGAACAACTCACCGGTGACGGTGTTCATGATGCAGCCGGGCATGGCGCCCTCAACTTCACCCACCTCAGGGCTGGTGCTGGTCAAGAGCTTCAGGAACGGAAGGGCGAAGTCTTCTTGACCCATCCCGTCAAAGCCATTGTTGGCATCTTGCTCGAAGTCACCCGCGAGGGCAACGGCGTACTGCTTGTCGTCTTTGACTGCAACTTGGTTCTTGCTCATGGTTCTATTTCCTTGGTTCATGCCGATTTGATGGTGGCTTTCTGGCCGACATAGACGCCAAAAAGCTCAGTGGGGAACTCGCTTCCGCGTTCCACCTGCTCGCGAACCCAGGCCTTGAGGGTCTGAGGTTCGATCTTCTGCGCTTGCTCCACAGGGTAGTTTTGCTCGCGCAGTTGATTCAGTAGGGTGTCGCACAGTTGGTCTTCGCCTCGACCAAACCGCACAGACACCGTGTTCTTGATGATGTCGTCGTAGCCGTGCTCGCGCAGCCACTCGTAGGCCTGAGTACGCTTTTCCTCAGAGATGCTGGCGCTATAGAAGGGCTTGACGGTGATCTCGCTGCCATCGGTCATCGAGAACTTGGTCAGACCCAGCTCCTGCAGCATGGCAGGGATGGTCTCTTCCAGAAGCTTGCGCTGCTGGCTCTTGCGCTCCGAGAGCGTGGAGTCGAGCTCCTCGATCTCTTTTTCCAGTTCCTTGGCACGCTTGGCCAAGGCCCCCACAGAGGTGAGGTCCTCGTTCTTGACCTGCAGGGCGCCGGCGTCCTGCTCGAACATGTCGTTGATGTTATTCATCGCTTTCTCCTTTCTCAGTGATATCGATTTTGACGGGAATGTACATGCGTTCCCGACGGTCCCACTTTAACGCCGTGTAGCGGCCTGCGTTATAGAGCGCGGCTATCGCACAGGTCAACCCGATAGCCACCGGGTCACCCGTCAGGAGCAAGTAATCTCCGTCTTTGTATTCCCGCAATTTGCGCCGCAAGGCTCGAATCGTGGGCACCGTGCTGAACGCGATCTGGGTGTTCGAAGGCAGCAAGACCTTCATGTCCCCATAACGCATCGCCGGTGCCAAATCATGATTCGGCATCTCTTGGACGATAAAAACATTCGCCACGTTTACGCTCTCCTTTCTAAAAACGTGTGGGTAGTGTACACTGCTCGCCAGGGTTGTCAAGCCCTTTTTTCAAGAAAGGTAGAGAGTCATGGAATATTTCCTCGAACGGTACCCGTTCAAAAACAAGCCCTTCCTGCACCAAGCCGCATTCCTGCAGCGGTTCTGGGAGGACCCGCACGTCGCATTGCTGGCCGATATGGGCACGGGCAAGAGCTTCATGCTGATCAACAACGCGGCGATGCTCTACGACAAGGGCAAGATCAACGCGATGCTGATCGTAGCGCCCAAGGGGGTGTACCGAAACTGGTTCACGGGCCAGATTCCCGAGCACATGCCAGTGCATGTCCCCTACACGATGGCGTGCTGGTCGCCCACTCCGCGCAAGGCCGAGCGCGATCAGATGGACAAGATGCTCAACGCAGTGGACACGCTGCGCATCCTTGTGATGAACGTCGAGGCCTTCAGCACCGAGAAGGGCGTGACGTTTGCTCGCACCTTCCTGCGCGTGACCAACGCCTACATGGCCATCGATGAGAGCACTACCATCAAGACGCCAGGGGCCAAGCGCACCAAGAGCATCATCAAGGTGGGCAAGGAGGCGCGCTACAAGCGCATCGCTACGGGATCGCCTGTCACCAAGAGCCCGCTGGACCTGTTCAGCCAGTGCGAGTTCCTCTCGCCCACATGCCTGAACTACAACAGCTACTACGCCTTCCAAGCGCGGTACGCGGTCCTTGTCGAACGCAAGATGGCGACCCACACCTTCAAGCAGATCGTCGGCTACAGGCACCTCGATGAGCTGCAAAAGAAGCTCACGCACTTCTCGTTTCGCGTGACCAAGGAGGAGTGCCTGGACCTGCCCGACAAGGTCTTCACCCGCCGTGAGATCGAGCTGACCGATGAGCAGGCCAAGGCGTACAACCAGATGAAGCTGATGGCTCTCACGCTGATCGACGGCAACCTCATGTCCACCAACAATGCGCTCACGCAGCTCATGCGGCTGCACCAGATCGTGTGTGGTCACGTGAAGTACGACGATGGTCAAGAGGTGGACTTGCCCAATAACCGCATCAAGGAGTTGCTGGCAACCATCGAGGAGTGCGACGGCAAGATCATCATCTGGGCCAATTACCGACGCGACATCGAGAACATCAAGAACGCGCTGGCAGAGGCGTATGGCATGACTACTGTCGCCACCTACTACGGTGACACCGAGGCAGAGGATCGCCAGACCATCGTCGAGCGGTTCCAGGACCCCAACAGCGGGCTGCGTTTCTTCGTGGGCAACCCCCGCACCGGTGGCTACGGCCTGACGCTCACCGAGGCCAAAACCGTCATCTACTACAGCAACAACTTCGACCTCGAAGTGCGGCTGCAGAGTGAGGACCGCGCTCACCGCATCGGCCAGACCAAGAGCGTGACCTACATCGACTTCATCAGCCCGAACACGGTCGATGAACACATCGTCAAGGCCTTGCGCAGCAAAATCAACATCGCCTCGCAGGTGCTGGGCGAGCAACTCAAGGAGTGGATCAAGTAATGCAGCTCATCAACATCCGCAAGCGGTATGTGTATAAAAAACTCGAAAGATTAGACAGGTCCACGGGACGTGTATATCAGCTCGACATGGACAGCATCCCGATGCCCAGCGTCACCACCATCTTGGATCAGACCAAGGACAAGGCGCACCTGAAGGACTGGGAGGACCGCGTGGGCAAGGAAGAGGCCGAGCGCGTGCGCAACGAAGCGGCCACCGTGGGCACGCACATGCACAGTGTGATTGAGCGCCTGCTGCTCAACCGTCCGCTGGACCCACCGCGCACGTGGATGCAAATTCAGGGCTACCGCATGGGCCATCAGCTCTTGGAGCACTTCTTCCCACACATCGATGAGGTCTGGGGCACAGAGATTCCGCTGTACGTCCCCAACACCTACGCCGGCACGTCTGACTGCATCGGCGTGTACAAGGGTAAGCCGTCCATCATCGACTTCAAGCAGACCAACAAGCCCAAGAAGCGCGAGTGGATCGAGGACTACTTCATCCAGCTTGCCGCCTACTCAGAGGCACACGACAAGGTGCATGGCACGAAGATCGATCAGGGCGTGATCATGATGATGTCCCGAGCAGGAGAGCCGCAGGAGTTCATCACTGTCGGGCGCGAGTTCGACAGCTACAAGGACAAGTGGTGGCGCCGTGTTGAGGCGTTCCAAAAAAAGAGCCAAGGGGTTGGGGCCCTTGGCTCAAGTGCCATCGAGGAGGGAGAAACTCCTGACTGAGATGATGGCAACTGCAACCTTCATTTCGCCTTAGCGGCGCGAATGTTGTCGATCATGTTCGGGTAGGGGCGACCTGCCTTTTTAGCGGCTGCTTTGGCAGCCGTTTTCTTTGCAGGGCTGAGCTTCTTGGGTGCGCCAAGGCTCTTGGGACGGTCTTTTTCCCACACAGGCTTTTTCATCGCAGGTTCCTCAGTTTGTACAGGGCACTCAAAAAGGTACCGACCGCCTCGTCGATCAAGTTCTGGATGGGGGAATCCTTCTTGTCAACGGCGTCGTAGCGAATCTTCTCGATGTCGTCCAGCATCTTCTCCAGCGCCTTGACGACGTCTTCCTCTTCCACCATCGGCAGATAGGGGATGTCGATGATGTCGTGGCGGCCCTGATAGGCCTCGGTGATGCTGTCGGCGTTGTCGATGATGGCGGTGTAGAACTCGCCCAGCGCAGAGTGCTTGGCAAAGCTGCCAGGGCCCGTCACGCGCAGATGCGCCCGGTGCGCATACTCGCGCGCCAGAAACATCGTGCCGACCAGTCGTCCGATCATCTCCATGTTCTTCTCCGTTTATTGCTGGGGCGGTTGTCCGCCAAGCGCTGCAGCACGCTGCTGCAGCAGTGCGCTGATCGGGTCGTTGGGGAACATCGCCGGGTACATCAGCGGGACCTGCCCGGCACCACCCCCACGCGGCGCCTGCGGGGTGGTAGGCAGACGCGGGTTGAAACCACGAGTGGGAGGCGCGGCTGGGGCAACGCGGTTGAGCATCTCCCGGGCCGTGGTCCGTGGTGCGGGAGTCGGGACGACCGGCAGGTTTTCCATGCCAGCTATCTTCTCCGGCTGCTCGCCCTGAGCGGCGCCACTGATGGCCTGCTGCGCACCCATGCGGGCAGGCTGGAGCACACGTGCTGCCGAGATGCCGATCTCTTCCAGGCTCTTGGCCGCCTTGGCTGCCTGCTCGGGGGTACCCACGCGGGTAATGTTCTTGGCGAACTCTTCGCTCTCCAGGGCGCGGGTGAAGATGCGCTTGTAGAGCTGGTTCTCCAGGCCCCCGGTCAGGCGAACCATCAGCGCCAGTGCCCCGGTCTCCGGAGAAATACGGCCCACTGCCGCTTCGCGCATGGTGGTCGTCAGGTACTGGATGCCCGAGCCGAACACGCGCTTGAGGCCCTCGTCCAGGGATTCGAACGCCGGAATCTGGCCGGTGACGTTGGCAAAGGCGTTGACCCGGCGCTGCAGGTCGGCCAGCGTCTTGAGGTCATCTAGGTGGCCGGTGCTGCCAAACAGGACCTTCAACGACTTCTCGTTGGCGTCGATAAAGCTCTTGAGCGAGCCGCCGCCCTTGGTGCCTTCGGTGGCGATGTCGTAGACAGAGCGGCGCAGGGAGGCCAGCGTCTCCGCGTCCTTGCCAACAGCGCCGACCAGCTTGGTCATGATGGCCGGATCGCGCAGGGCGTCGTTGAGCACGGTGCGCGGATCGCTGCCCGGGCGCACGGCCTTGGTCAGGATTCGATCTAGCTCGTTGTCCTTGGCCGCCACCATGCGCTGATCGATCTCAGCCACACGGTTGACGAAGTCATCGGCCAGCTTGACCTCATCGGCCAGCTTGGCACGTACAGGCTCGGGCAGGGCTTCGACGATGTTCTTGTTCTTGTCCAGCACCGAGCGAATCATCTTCGGATCGACAAGGCCATCCTTGTTGACGACGCCCTTGGTGCGCAGCCAGTCGATGGTGCCCTTCATCATCAGGGCCTGGGACTGCGGATCGTTGCCCAGGATCGCCGAGACGTCCTTGACGCCATCCGCCGTGCGGAAAGCGTTGCGCAGCAAGTCCTCGTTGGGCAGCAGGAACTCCTGGCCGCCCTTCTTGGTCTGCGTCAGCAGCAAAGGCACAGTCTTGTCGTAGACGCTCTTGTAGTCGTCCAGCACCATCTTCATGGCGTCGTACTCGCCCTTCAGGCGCGGCGAGTGGTTGAGCACCAGCCCTTCGATGTCCTTGAACACCGCGTTGCCCGTATCGATGATGCGCTGAGCATCCGTCTGGCGGGTGCGGCCACGGGACATGGCGGCGTTGTAGTTGGACAGGGAGTCGTTCCGGAACCGCTGGGCCGCCGTCAGATAGTCCAGGGCCTCGGGCAGGTTCAGGTCAATCTTGGTGCTGGCAGCCGCGATGCGCTCAGCGTCTTCACGCAGTTGCTGCGGATTGATCACGATCTTGCGGCCAGGGATCACCGAGGGGATTGCCACGTTGCCCTTGGCGTCCGGCGTCGGAGCCAGTTCCGCGAGCCCCGGAGTACGGCGCCCGCTCTTGACCTTGTCGCCGCGCACCAGCTTCATCACGGAGTCGCGCAGAGCTTTGTAGACCTCGGGGTCGATGTCGCGGCCCACGGCGCCCAATTGGCTGCTCAGGGTCTCATCCACGAGGTTGGTCAGCGTGTCGCGCTGGAGTTTGTCGCGCTGCAGCATCTGCGACTGCACGAAGTTATCCAGCAGGCGGATCGGCTCAGGCATGGACACGCGCATCGAAGGCCGCTCGGGGCGGTACTTCTTGAGCAGTTCCATGACCGCGCTTTCCATGTCCTGGGCCTGGAAGAGCGACTTGCCGTCTTGGCGCGTGGGCAGCGGAGTGCCGTCCGGGGCCGTAGCTTGTTTCAGACCCATGCGCGAGAGCACGTTCTGGCGCATGCGGTTGTCCAGCTCCATCCGGCTCATCAGGACACCGCGCAGCTCGTTGTTGAGCATGTCAATGTTCTGCGGACCCAGGCGCTCGGACAGGGCTGCCACCTCGGCGTTGGTCAGGTCCGCCCTCTGACGCAGCAGACCTTCAAAGAATGCCTGACGATCCGCCTGTGCGGCCTGGAAGGCTTCCAGCACCGGCTGACGCGCCTGCGGGGAGAGCTCCCCAAACAGCTTGTTCAGGGCTTCCTGGTTCTGGTTGATGCGCAACTTGATGGACTCGAGTTCCTTGGGACCAAGCTGCTCCAGCAGGTTGATCTTCTCGCGCACCAGGGGCGAGTACATCGTCTTCTCGGCGGCATCGAACACGAAACCTGCCTCGGCAAAGCGAGGATCGAGCATGGCCTTTTCCAAGGCAGCCAGCGCTTCTTGCGCTTCTTTGCTCTCCGAGATGGGACCAAAGACCTGACCGAGCTTACGCTCGGCATTCTTGATCAGGGTCTTGGGGATGATGTTGACCAGCGGCAGCTTGAAAGGTCCGGGGACCCCGGCCATCGCTTCCTGCTCCACGTCGCTCATCGCCACACCGGCGCCCGTGGACTTGTCTTTTGCCCAGTTGAATGCACGGGCGGAGGGGCTGACCTTCATCAGGCCAGAGGCTGCCATGGGCAAGCCGATGAACGCAGCGGCGGGCAGCATCTCTTTGTACAGCCCCTTGCTGGGGTTGTCGTCGGAGACGTTTTCCTCCACGGCCTGCCGCAGGGTTTCCCACCCGGCGCCAAAGGCCACATCCAAGGCGGCTGCGGCGCGGGGGCTCTGCTGAATCAACTTGATCGTGTCGTCGGCGATGCCCTTGAACAAGGAAGTGGCCGGGGCGGCAGCCGACACCAACGGACGGGCGCCTGCCGTGTAGGCCAAAATCCCGGTGAACGGCAACGTGTTGCCCACGCCTTCGCCAATTGCCCGGGAATAGCGCTCTCCGGAGTTGCGCGGCGCCACTTGGCCCCGGTTGAAGAAGCGCGCGAACTGGAATACCTGATTCTCATCAAGGCCCAGGCCCTTGCCAACCACCCGCTGCGCAGCATCAGGCAGCGCAAAAAGGCCCGCATTGAACCCCCAGGACAGGTTATTGACCAGCCCCAACACCTTATCCCCACCCTGGGTCACCTGCTCAGGCGCACCTTCGCCGCCCTTGCGCGGGTCAGTGGTGGTGGTCGGGGCCGCCTCGGTTCGCCCAACTACCTCGCCCGTCGTCAGATCAACAAGCTGTCCCTGGGTGTTGACGATGGTGGCCATTACTTGATCAGCCCTTGCAGTTGGGTCGGGTTAAAGCTCTGCACGGTACCGTTGGGCATGCGCAGGTAGACCGAGGCCCGTGGGTCTTGGAGCTTGCCAATCGTACTGCCCAAGAAGGTGAACATCCGCTTTTGCTCTTCCGGGTCAGCCGGAATGGAGAACGGATCGCTCTTGGTACCCGTGTTGGGCGTGTTCATGACGTAGTCATTGCCCTCGTAGCCCAGTTGGGTCAGCACGCTCTGGCGGCTGTTACGCAGCATGGCTTCCATCGACGCAAACTGCTTGGCAACCAGTTCCCGGTCCGCAAAGAACTTGGTCGGGTCAGTGATGCCACGGGCCGTGTCTCGCGCCCATTCTTGTTCCTGCACCGCCACGCGGCCGCTGTCGTTTGCAGCAGCGAGGTTCTTCAGGATCGAGTTCATGCCGGTGCTGATCCGCGTAGCGGCATCGGTCAGGTTGACATCGGGGCGAACAACAGCGGTGGGCAAAACAGGCACCAGCAGGTTGTTGACCTTGTCCGAGAACCACGCACCGGGGCCATAGGCCTGGGTGTAGACGCCCTTGAGGTTGTCCAGCGTAGACAGGCTGTTGTCCAGCCCGCGCAGCGTAGAGGTGAGCTTGATGCGCTCGGCCTTGTCGGTCTCCGTCGCGGTCGGGGCCTGCCCCCGATTGACCACGAACGGGTTATCGGTATCGCGCAGCGTCCAGCGGCTGTTGATGGCCGATTGCACGGTGGGGTTCTGCGGGTCAATCGAATTGCCCAAGAAGCTCCCGTTCTTGGTCTCGGAAACAAGCAAGCCTGCGCCGCCATCCTTGACAACACCGCCGCCGTTTTTAATCCTCTCCATCAGCAGACGGTAGTCGCCCTTGATCAGCTCCATCTTGAGCTGCTGAGCGTACTTGTCCTGCTCCTGCACATCGCTGACAGCTTGCGACAGGGCGGCCGTATCGATCTTAAGCTGGCGATCTTTGGCCTGGGCCATCAGAGCCATGAAGCCCTGCGGGATGCCCTGCGCGGCCGTAGCCAACAAGGACAGTGGCGTGGTGCCGGACTTGGCAGGCAAGGCGGCGTACTTAAAGCCCGCATCGGCCAGCATCAGCATGGCGTTGCGGTACATGTCGTCTTGCGTGTCGCCCAGCAGTTCCTTGTACAGCGGGGCGTATTCCTTCTGCGCGGCCTTGATGCGCTCTATTCGACCCGTCGGGGTCTCGCCCCTGCCTGCAAGCTGCTGACGAATGAACTCGGTAGAAGGAGCGCCTTCGGCGGGCGGGGGAGCCTTTCCTTCGGCGGCAGCAGGAGCGACAGCAGGAGTGGTAGGCGCACCGGTAGCGGCAGGAGCACCCGCCGGTTTTTCCATCTCCAATTGCGGCCGGCCAGCGACATCAATAACGATTGGGCCTTGCCGGCGGAACTCGCGTTGCCGCTCCGACTGCGCTTCGCGATTCGCATCCGGGGCAGGGGCGTAGGTCCCCTGCTGCCCGGTGATCTTGAGAATCTCCGCCTGAATCTGTTCGTTGGACAGCCTATCCACTGACGGCATCGGGATGGATTTGTCCATGCGCTGGTAGTAGGCGTCCTCGTAGGCCTTGAGCAACGCTGCGCGCTCAGGGTCCACCTTGTTGCCAAACATGGACTTGTACAAGCCAGAGGCGGTAAGCATTCCCACGCCCGTCATGGCTGCCGGAGGCAACATGGTGCCCACGCGCTGAGCGGCCTGAGTCACGGTCGGGCCCGCAAAGTTAGCCAGATGCTCGGTCAGCGTCGGGTACTTCATCGTCTGCTCGGCGATAAAGCGGCCGCCCGGGCCCCGCAGGTTCTCCATGATCGGCGGGAAGATGTTGGGCGCGCCACGGGTCATGAGCTGACCGCCAATGATGTTGGCCTCGGTCGCAAATGCACCTAGCTTGTCCGCGCCGTACTGCGCCATGCGCGTGAGCGGGTTGACAAAAGCGCCCGCCGCTGCACGCAGCGGGGGCATGCCGTCCGGGGTAGGCGGAGCCTGCTCAGCCCCGCCCTGCGGAAAAGGGGGCATGCCGCCCTCCATCCCCGGGGGCATCATCTCAGGCCCTTGAGCCGGGGGCATCATGCCTTGGCCCTGGGGCAGCGCTCCAATGCCTTGAGCCGGCTGCGCCGCAAGCTGCATTTGCAGCATCGCCAGCACTTCCGGGGGCGTCTCCATGGCGGCCTCTTCGCCGACCATCTGCGCCAGTTCCATGTAGCGTGCGTCCACGGAGCGGTAGTCGCCCCGCAGGTTGTTCATCAGAATCTCGGGGTTCTGCGGCGTGCGCGACATCTGCGGCATGTCTTCGGAAGGCTCTTGGTCTTCCATGCCTTCCATTTCGTCCAGATCGAAGCCGGCCAGAATGCCAGAGCTCTTGGCCTCCTTGGACAGAGGCATGGCAAACATGGCACGCTTGAGGATTTCTTCTTTCATCGTGCGTCCTTAGAAGAGCTTGCTGGCCGTGTTGGCGGCAGCGGCAGTGCTCAAGATACCCGTGCCCAGGCCAGCGATCTGCTGGAACGGGCTGGGAGCGGCCGTCTGCTGCTGCGTGACAGCCATCTGCGTGGACGGCGCTCCCTTGTAGATGTCCGACAGGAAAGCCAGTTGCTGGTACGGCTGCGTGGCTTGCTGCATCTGAGTGGAGCGCAGTGCGTCCAGTTCGGCTTGCTTCTGCTTTTGCTGGATCGCGCCCAGGTTGAACAGGAAGTTGACGTCGCTCTGGCCCATCTGCTGAGCGCTCTGGCCCAGTGCAGCCTGCTGCACGCCCAGATTGCCCAGTTGCGTGCCCAACGAACCAAGGCCCTGGCCCATGGCCAGTTGACGCTGTTGCTGCTGCTCAAACGCCTGCTGAGCCTGCTGCTGCGCTGCACCATAGCCTTGCTGCATGGCGTTGATGATCGCTTGGTTTCGGGTCTGCGAAAGGCCGCGCTCCAACTCTGCACGTTGAATGCCTTCACGGCTGCCGCCAAACGCGCCCGCGCGCACTGCCTGCGCTTGCAGGTTTTGGCGGGAGAGGTCGCCTTGGCGATTGATCTCGCGCAGCGACTCTTGCAGGACCGCTTGGTTGTACGGGTTCATGAAGGCCATGCCCATGTTCGGGTCATAACCGCCGCCAGCCCCTCCCAAGGCAGCAATGCCTTGCCCCAGCGTACCTGTGCCAGTAGTCAGAGCGCCGTAGCCGCTTTGCAGGTACGGCGTATAGGCGCCAATGCCCTGCTGCCCCGCAGTGAGCGCTGCCAGTTGGGGCTCTGAGAGACCAGCAACTTGATAGCCGGGTAGGGTAGGCGCCGGCAGTGCCTGCGCGGACTTGAGCAGGCCTAGCTTGTAGGCCTCAATTTCCGGTGCTTCCCGGACGATTTGTTCAGTGACGTCTGCCATGCTTTATCCCCGCGAGGCGTTGCGCTCAAGCTGATGCATCAGGGCGTACATTTTCTTCGCCCCTGCTCTGCGGCTACCACCACCAATACCTTTCACGGCCTTGGCAGTCATTACGAATTCGCCGTCAGAGAGCATCGCAGGGATGGAATCCGAGGTTTCGGTCCCAGGGCCACTGATTGCTCCGGTTTTTCGAGGATACCCGCCACGGGCCAAAGAGGCAAGACCTCCGTCGGCTGCCCTGAAGTAGTTTTGGCTGTAGGGGTTGTAGTTGTAGCCGGTGTAGTTGGGCGTGGCAACCTGCACGTCGCTCATGCCAGCCGTCGGGCTCCAGGCGGAACTTCCGGTGATGTTGCCCTGCTGGCTGTACTGCACGCCCGGCAGGCCCTGCACCAGATACTGGTTGGGGTTGCGGTTGATCAGGTCCAGGCCCGGGGTGCCGCGCATTTGCGAGGCCAGGGCCGACGGGGGCACTTTGCCGGGGGAGAAGCCGCCCATCATGCCCGCGATGCCCAGACCAGCAGCGGTCATGGGGCCGTACTGGCGGACGATGCTGGGGTTGTACTCCGCCTGGGCCAGTTTCAACGCTTCGCTGGGCGATGCCTTTGCCGCAATCGCGTTGCGATAGACGTCCGTATTTTGAAGCTCTGCCGGCGTGTAGGTCGGGGGCATAAACAGGTCAGAGGCGCCCTGCTTGACCGCATCAAACGCACCCGGTTTGCCTTGCATGAAATCGTTGATGCCGCCGGCCATCTTCATGAAGGACTCGCCCGCCGGGGGTACGGCACCCGGTACCCGGGCGGCCGGGGCGCCGGCTACTACTCGCCCTGCTTCTGGAGCTGCCCCGGGGGCCAGCGGGGCGGGCTGTGTGATCTTTAAGAGATCGGCCGCCGAGAGATCGCCCGCCGAAGCGGAGGCCTGCCCCGATTGATTGGGCGGCGCAACGGCAGCCATTGGGGGAACAGGCGCCCGGGTCCCGGCTGCAACATCCGCAGGGGTAATGGGCTTTTCAAGAGTGCTGTTGGGAAGAAAACGATCTTCCACCGGGGGAAGAGTGCCAGCAGGGGGCTGATTAGCAGCCAGTTGCTGGACCCCTTGTTGAATACCAGTGGTCAGCGCGCTGGTAGCACCAGCGGTCAAGCCCGTCTTGACGGCATCGGAGAGCTTCTGCCCCGTCAGTAGGCCCGTTCCCGTGCCAACAATACCGGCGGCAACCGCCGCGCTGGCCGCCACGGCGGAAATACCCAAGTTCCCAACGTACTGCGAAACCGGGCCGCCTGGGGCGCCAAAGTAAGCGGTGGCGCCTGCCGTCAGGATTTCCTTGAGGTTGCCCCCGCCTGCGGCAGTCACCGCGCCGGAGGCTACTGCAGCGGCGGTGCCAGCGGAGAAGAACCCGCCCCCCATAGTCGCCCCGGCAGGGCCGAGGAACGTGGCCAGTGCCACAGTGGCAATAATTCGGCCAATTGGGCTCTTAAGAACCGACTTGACAGCCTTGGCGATCCCTTTGAAAACTCCCTTGACCGCCTTGCCGATGCTGGAGAAGATGCCGTATTCAGGCAAACCCGTCTTGGGGTTGATGGTGCCCATGCCCCCGCGACTGCGCAGCAGTTTGGCTTCCTCGGGGTTGATGTGCGCCAGCATGGTGTCGCCGCTACGGCCACGGCCTGCCACGATCCGAGCAGCTTCAGCGATGCCGCCCTTAGCAAACTGCTGTTCCGTGGGCATCGGTCCTTGGGCCGCCTGCATATTGCCTTCGCGCTGGCGAATGGCTTGCAGCAGCACCGTGCCGATGGAAGACAGCACCTCGGGGTCATACTCTTCCGGCAGGTCCCCTGCATCAATGGCACCGGCCGAGATGGCTTCCTGCAGCCGCTTGGCGTACTCCGCCTCGCCGCCGTCGTACAGGTACTGGACGATCTGCAGGAGCTGGTTCAGTTCCTCATCCGACAACTGATCCAGTTGCGGCATGATGCTTGCCATGAGCTGCTGAACGTCAGCAGCCGCTTGGGGGGAGGCGTTTTCCAGGCCCTGGCTGACAGCCGCATAGGACTCTTCCAGCGGCATTTGGGGCATATTTTGGGAAGCGGCCTCGCCCTCCATCGGAAGGGACATGATGCCTTGGTCTTCAGCGGCCATGACGGCTCCTTTGAGAGGCGAGAGAGTGGGTCAATCGTAACATGTGGGACTCTTTTTTGGCAGGGCGGTTAGCGGCTGATCTCTTCCCAGTCCAGAGAACCAAGTACCTGATTCCCGTTGGCCGCCGCCGCGCAGGCCAGCGTTAGCTCGTAAGCAGTCGGGGTAAAGGGGTTGCGCTCAAGCTGTGAGGCAAACAACGCCTCTTTAAGAATGTCCACGCTGTTGGACCCTTGATTGGAGCCTTGGAAAAAGCCCGTCGCTAAGATACGTCCGGTGCCGACAGTAAACGCTGTGCCGGTGATGTTGTACTCAACCCCTGAGTTCGTTCCGGCGCTGACCCAAGTTCCGCCGGTTGTCGTGCCTTGCGCAACCACTTCCCACTTGTAGTTGGCATTATTTGTAATACCTAAGATGGATATGGCCGTCAAGATAGCGATTGCATCCAGCCGCGTTGTCTTCAGGCGGATCGACACAACGGGGTAGAACGTCCCGGCGGTGGTCAGCGTTTTCGGGGTTGTGATGGGCGTCCCGGCAGATAGCTGTGCCCCACGCAACTCATAGCCGCCCTCAGAGATCACGGTGGAGCAGACCTGCTTGAGCGTGCTGGCACCGGTGGTTGCCGCCGTATTGGTCATCTCGTAGCGCAGCGGCAAAGACGCGGTAGTGATGTAGGTGGTGGTGACGAGGTTGGCGTGGTCGAAGTTATGGACGGGGACAAACGCTCCGTTGATGATGAAGCCCGTGCGGACAGTTCCAAGACCCAGCCACTCAACGTCCATATACAGAATCTGCGCCTTGGAGGAGTCCAGCGTCAGGCCCGACGGGCCGGTGCCATCCATCGGGTCCTGGTTCCAGTTTGCTTGCGCCACTCGGGTGTTGACCACGGACCCCGTCACGCTGCTGCGCTCGACCATGTAGTTCGTGGAGCCTTCGCGCTCAAAGTAGATGCCGTTGGCAGCGCCGTAGTAGCCCACTCGCTGGCGCAGGTTGGCCTTGGGGTCGCCCAGCACGAAGGTGCTCATTACCAGCAGGCTTTTGCCCGGCTGGTAAGCGAAGACTTTGATGGTCTCGCGGATGATCTCATCGCCGCTGGCCGAACCAACAGTCATGTTGATCAGACCCTCATCTGCACTGAACGTGGCTGCTGCGGTGCCGGTGATGCTGTTGACCCACAGGTTATTGTCAGCGTAGCGGTGGGAGGAGTCGAACATGGTCAGGGGGTTGCTGACCCGCAGACGCCCAAAGGCATCTAAGTTTGTCCCGCCGATTGATACAGGGATGGTTTCCATAGTAGCCACGAGTTGCCCCAGAATGTTGTCCAGCCGGTTGAAGTACAGGCGCAGAACGTCAGCGAACTGGTCGTGGTAGCGCTTCTCGTAGTCATTCGGCGCAGTGGGCAGGCGCGGGGCGACAACCCGGTTGAGTTCGTACTGTGAGGTGACGATCAGCGTCATTAGCGTCTTCCATCCGGGCGCACATCCAGCGCCGGAACACCCAACTGCCAGTTCACACCCAGCCCGTCAGAGCTGATCTTGAACGCCATCTGCCGTCCACGGATTCGCGTGTACACGATCTGCGTGAACTGCTGCACCGTGTAGTTGCGCTGAGCCTGATAGTTCTGCGTGCTGGTCACCGTCGGGGTGGCCGCCGCGCTGTAGTTGGCACCGGGGTTCTGGCGAGGACGCAGCGTGAACGTGACCTGCGGGTTGTTGACGTAAGAGCCATCGAACGTGATGTCCGGGATCATGCGCCACGCAAAGCCGTAGTTGTGTCCATCGCCGATGTTGAAGTCGGCGGACTGGATGTAAGAAGAGATTGGGCTGGGCGGGTTGGTGGTGCCGTCGTCCACGCCACTCTCGTGATACACCAACTGGTTGAGATAGTTTGCAGCCGTGGGGTGGTTACGCAAAGGCGTATCCAGCCATGCGGTCCTGCCCAGGTTGCCGTAGCTCCACACCTGCTCTAGGTGGTTGTAGATGACGTAGCGATCAATCACCGTGGAATTGGCAGAGCAATAGAACCACCAGATTTCGTTGTAGCCCTCATTGGTGCCGGCAAAAATCTGGTACTGCTGTTGAAGGTTGATGTCGCCAAAAATGTATTGGCGCAGCGGGCAGTACAGCGTCTCCACACGGCCTGAGTACATGTAGAACTTGTCCGTGCCCATCCAATAGCTGATGTTGGCAGCGGTGGCCGTGGCGTTCGGTCCGGCAATCGAGGTGTTGGAGCCCAGAATCTGGAAGCCCCACACAAACGGCGGGCCAAGGTACTGCATCGAATAGACGGCCGCATCCGTCCAGACCAAAATCTCCTGCCGGGTTTGTTGGTGAGCAACGATGCTGGAGCCGGTAGACAAGCGATAGCTGCCTGCCTGATTGGTCGCCGCAGGGGTCCAGGTAGCGTAGTCTTCTTGGTCAGACCAACGGATCAAAAGCGGGTCAAGTGTCGCGGAGCCATAGTCATTGCAGCCAAACGCGATCACAAAACGCGAAGCATCGGACACCGTAACCGCGTTGCAGACACTGGGGCAGCCCGAGTCCGTTAGGTAGATGCCTGAACTAGTGGGGGAGAGCAACCCTGCGCGGTCGTAGATCAACGGATTGGCGTTGACTGCCCACAAGTACAGGGCCCCGCCACGGGGGTTCATAATCAAGTCTTGCCCAAAGTTAGATTGGCTCCACTGCCTCAACTGCACGCCTACGCCGGCGCCCGCCGCCGATTGACCCCATCCCGTGGCGCTGCTGTATTGGTTGACTACGGTGCCATCTGCATGGGCCACGGCAGTGCTGCCTACCCCGCGCACACAACCAGTAAAGGTCGTAGGGGTGAGGCCAGAGTAAGTGATGTACTCGCCCTCAATACCGATTGCGCCCGAAGCAGCAAAACCGGTTGTGGATGCCACCGTGATGGTCGTGGCGCTAGAGTTCAACGCCCCGTTCAGCGTGGTCGTTGCAGCAATCAGCGTTGCACCGCCCCAACCACCGGCGCCCCAGCCGGTTAGCGTGGTGAAAATTTCTTCACCAATGGAGATTTGATATGCAAACGTCGCCGCCCCCGTGGTGCCAGAAGAGGTGGCCGCCGAACTGACAGTAATGCTGTACGAGAACGAATCGATGTAGTTGATTCGAAACTCTTTGTTTAGCGCAGCCGCAGGAATTCCATTAACAGCACTGGCCACCCCGGAGATCGTGACAAAATCTCCGTTACCCGCGCCGTAGCCCGGGTCGTTGACGATAACAGTCGTTGAAGCATTGGTGGTCGTGAAGGCGTTGGCAGCAACCACGTTTACATCACGCAACGGGGTGACATCGTAGAAGTTGCCACCCGCAGATGCTTGAATATAGTACTTCAGGTGCGTGCCCAACCCCATCAGGTTGTTGCTTGCAAGGGTGACCCAGTTCCACAACGAGCGACAGGTGCCCCAAAATGATCCCGTGGGAGGCGCAGCCGATACGCCGTTGTTGTAGTAGGTGCCGGTGTCTCGCTGCCAACCGCCCAGCTTCTCCGGATAGCCCGAGCGAAAGCGCACCTTGTCCATCTCGAACCAAGTGCCCTCATTTGCCAGCGTCGTGGACTCTCTGTTCACGCCGGGTTTGAGCTGGATTTTTTGCAGCGGCATGCGTGCCCCTTATGCGGTCATGACCTCATGCGCATGCTGAATGTGCGCGATCCGGTCGTTCAGGCCAATGGTACCGCCGTTGATCTTCTTTGTCATCCCGGTGTAGTCTTTAGCATCAGCCTCTTTGTTCAGGTTGCGCTTGTTCCAATACCAGCCGGCAGTCAACGCGGCGTACTTGGGGACCAGCACGTAGTCCGGGCTGTGGATGAAGTCCATGTTTAAGGCGTCTGAGGCCAACATGTAGTTGTCCTTGCCGGTCAGTTGGATCAGGCCGCGTCCGTGGTACAACCAGCCGTCACCCGTTTCCTCCAGGCCGTTGCCCATGCGACCGCCGTAGACCTTGTTGGCAATCTTCTCAGGGTTGCGGTGATACGGCTTGGCAGCCTCCAACGTCGGAAAGCGGCTGGGCCACGTCTTCATCAATCCTTCGGCGGAGTAGTTGAGGTTCTCTTCCAAAGTTTGAAAGTTGGCAGATTCATGAGCGCATTGACCAATGAACGCAGCCTGACGGCTAGGAGTGTTGATTTCATAACGGTGAAAGACTTCCTCCAGCGGCTCGGCCCACTGGACATCGATTTTAAGTTTGGCGAGGGTGTTGGCGAGGCTCATCATTTGATTGCAGGTGCTTTAGAGAGGAGGTCAGTTTTAGCCTGAGAGCCAGCGCTAGAACCAAAATAATACGCAATGATCCCGGTCCAAGCGGTGCCGAGCGAACCGAGCATCATCAGGATGGCCGGGTTGTTCGAATCAACCTTGCCCAGCAGCATCATCACGAGGATGCCGAAGAAGCCGATGGTCACCGACGCCGCGAGCAGAGGCGGAACCCAAGAACGGGTCGCCATCTGCATGTCCCGAGCGCTTTTGCGGTCGTCCACCGCCAGCTTCTCAAAGTTCAGGCCAAGCTCTTGCGCCTGTTTCTGGAGTTCGATCTCAGCAATCTTGACCTGAGCGATCTGTTCGGCGGTGAGTTTGTTGTTGGAGATGAGGTCACCGACCTTCTCTGGCTCCACCCCGATGGCCTTGGAGACAACAGAGATTGCCATGCCCGCCAGCGGAGTACCCAGCGCAGTAGCGATAGTGGGCGCGATTTGTTTAAGCCATTCCATTACTGTTTACTCCTCGATAACATGGTTGCTGCAATCTGCAGAAGAACTCGGTACTGCTCTACATCCGGCGGTTCTTCCCGCCAGCCCACGGTGATCTGCCCCACGAATTTGCCCTGCTCTGGCGGCACGCTTACCCTGCAACCGTAGGTCACACCCTTCTCGATATACCACAGGCCGATCTCGGACTGCGCGGTTTTGTACGCACTACACGGTATCTCGCCCGCCATGAGCGCCACCACGTCCCTATTGTTCGCCGTGTTGGTGGTGAACAGGCCAATGTCCAGCCCTTCCAGCGTTTTCTCTCGCCCCTGCTTGGTGTAGGCCCGGTACAGCACGCGGGTGCCAAAGATCGGGTTCACCTTGAATATCGCCACAACTGTGGCATCCGTATTTTTGAAAAGATGCGCCGCGACATCCTCCACCCGGTCTTCAGCGATGGTCGGCAACTTCTTTTGTTCGTTGTACGCGCCGATCAGGAAGGACTGGTTCTGCCAGATGAAGTAACCCGCAAACGTGAAGACGGCCATCAGGATGATGGCGAACAACTTGAAGGGCGAGTCCACATAACTTAGGACTCGATCTAGCACCGTGATCTGCGTCTTCTCTTCGCTCACGACATGGCCTGTCTGACGATGAAGATGACGATGGCGCCCAAGATGCCCAGAGTGATCACAACGCCAACAACCTGCGCAATCAGCAGCCGCTGGGCCACTACCTTCCTGCGCTCAATCCGGGCTTCCCGTTCTTGTTTTTCCCGGGCCTGTTTGATCTTCATCCGCTCCTTGAGCATCATCTCCCATAACTCAGGGTACCCGCCATAGACCAACTGATGTTTAAGCGCTTCTTCTGCCTCACGCAGAGCGTTGGCTTGCATCACGATTTCCATAGCCCTCCCGGTGTCGGACTTGCCGGACTTGGCGTTGTCATTGGCGGCTTTCTGGACTACGTCTTTGGCGTCAAAGAATTTTCCAAACTCACCGACGAGGCCGTTGATGTCCTTGCCTAATTTAATGGCCTTTTGAATGCCCGCGACCGCAGCTTGCGCTGTTGCAAATGCGGTGATGGGGTCGATCATGATTAGCCACCGGCAAAAACATTTACAAACACGGTTCCGTCTTCCAGCGCCTCGATCTCATGCCACTCGTTGGCAACAAGGTTCACCGGCTGGGTGTCCTTGGTCATCACCAACTCGCGCTTTTCTTTGCGGACGATGCAGCTACCAGCATGGCACATGCTCAGATGCGCAAAGCTGTGCTCATGACGCGGCAAGCCTTCACCCTTGTTGGCGTGAAAGATGTTTAACGTCGTGCCGT